AAGATCCTGTATACTTCACCAAGAACTACGTACAGATCGTTTCACTTGACGAAGGTCTAGTGCCATTTAAAATGTGGGACTTTCAGGAAGAGCTGATCAGAAAGTTCCACCTTAATAGATTTAACATTGCTAAACTACCACGTCAGACTGGAAAGTCAACGACAGTGGTATCTTATCTGTTGCATTATATTCTCTTCAACGATAATGTTAACGTAGGTATCCTAGCAAACAAAGCATCTACTTCACGTGATCTTTTGGCAAGACTTGCAACAGCATATGAAAATTTGCCCAAGTGGATCCAGCAGGGTGTGGTAGTATGGAACAAAGGTAATATTGAGTTAGAAAATGGCAGTAAGATATTGGCAGCTTCTACGTCTGCGAGTGCTGTCCGAGGTATGTCTTTTAATATCATCTTCCTCGACGAATTCGCTTTCGTTCCAAACCATATTGCGGAGTCCTTCTTTGCATCTGTTTATCCTACTATTACTTCTGGTACAAAAACCAAGGTAATCATTATCTCTACCCCACAGGGTATGAACCACTACTACAAGATGTGGATGGATGCCGTCAATGGCAGAAATGGTTACACTTATCACGAAGTACATTGGTCTCAGGTTCCTGGAAGGGATGCTGCTTGGAAAGAACAAACAATTAAGAATACTTCTCAAAGACAGTTTACACAAGAGTTCGAATGTGAATTCTTGGGTTCGGTTGATACTTTAATTTCTGCTTCAAAACTTAGAGCATTAGTATTTGAAGAACCTATTAAAAGAAATAAAGGTCTGGATGTTTACGAGAACCCCAAAGAGAATGCCGAATACTTAATGACGGTAGACGTTAGTCGTGGCATCGGTGGCGACTATTCTGCTTTCATCGTATATGATATTACAACTCTTCCTTATCGTATTGTGGCGAAATATAGGAACAATGAAATTAAACCAATGCTATTTCCTAGTGTCATTAATGACGTTGCTAGAGGATACAACAATGCTTGGGTATTGTGTGAAGTAAATGATATTGGAGATCAGGTAGCATCTATCTTGAACTTTGATTTAGAGTATCCCAACGTTCTTATGTGTGCCATGAGAGGACGTGCTGGACAAATTGTAGGTCAAGGATTCTCTGGCAATAAGACTCAGTTGGGAGTCAAGATGAGCATCACAGTTAAGAAGGTTGGTTGTGCCAACCTCAAGCAGATTATTGAAGATGACAAATTAGTTTTTAATGACTATGATATTATCAACGAACTAACAACGTTCATCCAGAAAAAACAATCCTTTGAGGCAGACGACGGATTCCATGATGACCTTGTGATGTGTATGGTTATCTTTGCTTGGTTGGTTCAGCAGGATTATTTTAAAGAGATGACTGACAATGATATTCGTCAGCGTATCTACGATGAGCAGAAGAATCAAATTGAACAAGACATGGCACCGTTTGGTTTTATGACCACAGGTCTAGAGGGAGACGAAGGATTTGTTACTGATGGAACGGTTTGGTATGGCGATACACAAGAAGAAGTAGGATATATGTGGGACTATCGCTAATGAATTTAGAAGATCAATTCTCTCTAGACCATCTTATTTTCAAAGAAAGAACTTGTCGTTCCTGTGGAAAGACTAAAAGTTTGATGGATGATTTTTATCTAACGAGAAAAGATCGACCAACAGTATCGTCAGCATATTCATACGAATGTAAGTTGTGTACAGTAAAGCGTATATTAGATAGTAGGAAAAAATCTAAGATGATATCGTGGGAATATCCTGATTGGTAAGTGTTCACGTTGTGTTTCCCCAGTGGAACACTTGGAAATCATAAATATTTTTAGATTAAATTCTGGATACCTAAACAGGAGAAAAACACATGGCAAGTCTTATCTCGCCTGGTATTGTAATCAAAGAACGTGACCTTACTAATGCGGTAGTAACAAATGCTCAGGCAATCACTGGTGCCTTTGCTACAGCATTTGCCAAAGGTCCCGTTGGAGAGATTGTAACTATCAGCAGCCAAAAAGAACTACTAGATACTTTCGGTAAACCCAATTCAAGCAACGCTGAAGATTGGTTTGTTGCTTCCGAATTCATTAACTACGGCGGCAGACTCGCCGTTGTTCGTGCCGAGACTGGCACCAATTCTGCTAACTCGGGCGCTAATGCTGCTCTCAATGTAAGAAACCTTTCTGATTGGCAAGGTGGTTTAGGTAGTGGAGAAACTTTTGTTGCCAAAAACCCTGGTGCTTGGGGTAACTCACTAAGAGTTATTGTTGCTGACCGTGGTGCCGACCAGATCATCACTCTTGCCACTGCTCCTAACGCTGTTCCTGTTGCTGGTGGTGCTGTAACATTCAATCTTGCTGCTGGCGGAACCGCCACTGCCGAAGTTGTTTCGTATGCCAACCAAGTTCTCACAGTTATTTTAGACAACCCTGCTGTTCTAATCTCAACTGCTGATGCTCTTGATGATGGCGCTGATCCTGATGTAGCAATTTCTACTGTTGCTGATTGGTGGTCAAACACTTCTGTTGGTGGTGTTGCTCTTTCTGCTATCGGTCCTCGTCCTGGTACTTCTCAGTACGCTTCTGACAGAAGTATCAAGTATGACGAAGTACACGTTGCCGTTGTAGACAGCACTGGTGCTATCTCTGGTACTGCTGGTACTATTGTCGAGCGTCTAACTTATCTCTCAAAACTATCCGATGGCAGAGGTGCTGAGAATCAGTCAGTTTACTACAAGAACGCTATCAATGATGGTTCTGCTTACATCTTCACTGGCACCACTATTGTTGGTGCTATTGCCCCCTCATCCACAGATGCTGGAGATGTTTGGGGACAAGCTTCTGGAGATGCTGGTGTAAGCATGTTTACTCTTGCTGGTGCTACATCAACTGATCTTACTAACGGTGTTGACGATTTTGTTTACACCCCTGGTGAAATCGATTCTGCTTATGAAGTTTTTAGCGAAACTGAAGAAGCTGAAATTGACTTTGTTCTCATGGGCGGATCTATGGCGAACGAAACCGACACTAAAGCAAAAGCAGGTTCGGTAATGGCAATTGCCATGAACAGAAAAGATTGTATTGCTTTTGTTTCTCCTCATAAAGGAAATCAAGTTGGCACATCAGGTGCTCTAACTAGATCTCTACAAAAAACTAACACTATCAACTTCTTCAACTCACTAACTTCTACTTCATACGCTGTATTTGATAGTGGTTATAAGTACATGTACGACCGCTTCAACGACCTATATCGTTGGATCCCATGTAACGGTGATGTTGCTGGTCTCTGTGTTTCCACTTCTGCTACTCTAGAAGATTGGTATTCACCTGCTGGCACCAACCGCGGTGGTCTAAGAAATGCCGTTAAGTTAGCATTCAACCCAACTCAGTCTGACAGAGACGAGCTCTATCAGGCAAGAATCAATCCTATTGTTTCTTTCCCTGGTGCTGGCACTATTCTCTTTGGTGATAAGACTGCTCTTGCTTCCCCTTCTGCTTTTGACAGAATTAACGTTCGTCGTTTGTTCCTCGCTGTACAGAAGAGAGCAGAGACTCTTGCTAAGGGAGTTCTCTTCGAGCAAAACGATGCTACAACCAGAGTTGGTTTTGCTTCTGCTCTAAATTCATACATGAGCGAAGTACAGTCAAGAAGAGGAGTCACCGACTTCCTCGTAGTTTGTGATGAAAGCAACAACACCCCATCTGTTGTTGATCGTAACGAGTTTGTTGCTGAAATCTATATCAAACCAACCCGTTCAATCAACTACATCACGGTTACTCTCACGGCAACCAAGACTGGTGTTTCCTTTGCTGAAGTTATCGGTGGTTGATAATTAATTTATTCACTTCACAAACGTATTAGAGGAAAACAACAATGGCAACAAGAATTAACGACTTTCTTACGAATATCGGACAGGGCGTCAAGCCCAACATGTTCTCGATTGATATCCAATGGCCTGCTGGAAACTTAGTTTCTAACGTGCCCACAGAATCAAGCGAGAAGGACTTAATCAACGTACTCTGTAAGTCCGCCGCTCTACCTGCTTCGAACCTAGGTGTTATCGAAGTTCCTTTCCGTGGTAGAACAGTCAAGATCGCTGGTGATCGTACCTTCGATACTTGGACTGCTACCTTCTTTAACGATAAGGACATGAAGATTCGCTCCTACTTCGAATCATGGTTGGAGTCGATGAACACACACGAAGGAAATTTCGCTCCTAACTTCATTCCTAATCAGACTGAAGGTTATATGTGTGATGTCAAGGTCAAGCAACTTGAAAAGCATGGAGTTGAGGGTGGTCAAGTTCTTAGAGAGTATACTCTCAAGCACGCCTTCCCAACCAATGTTTCTCAGATTGATCTTGCTTATGACAGCAATGATCAGGTTGAGGAGTTCTCAGTTGAGTTCCAGTATTCATACTGGTTCGTCAAGGCTCCATCCGAGAGTGGTCTAGACGCTGGTTCCAGCGGCAGAGATGGTACTACTAAACTCGTCGAACTTTGATCTAATAAATAGATCTATAGGAACATAGATCTATTGAAATGAGTCAACTGTTTGGTTTTATTATTAATAAAGGGCAAGAGGATAGG